ATATAATAATCAGAAGGGGAAAGCTTTTGACTTCCCCCTTCGTTATTATCTATACCTTTTTTTTCCTTACTTAACCTCACAAGCCCCACCAGCACAAGCCAATTCTCCTGATAGGTCTGTTTCGTCTGTCATTTCAACAATCTTGCTCAAATCAAGAGAAGTTAATGAATTCATCATCTTTTCATACTCCTCTTTAGTACAATCAGTAAAGGGAGCTTGAGTATACGTACCCCCATCGTAAGGTAATACTGACAAACCATTGTAGAAGTCACGATTTTCCCAAAACCATTCACCAGCTAATTCCCAATCTTCAGGTTTTAAACTAATAGTTGCTGACACGTTGTGTGTGTTTGAACCTGAACGGTGACCTGGTTTAATCCACTCTTGAGTAATTTTCTTAACCCTATCCAATAATTGGAATGGACTTTCAGTTCTAAGAATTGCCCCTTCAGGTGCTTTTTGTGGAACTGAAATCACTGCCGTGTCATGTGGACGGAAGTATTCATCTTCAACCAATTCAGGATGATAAATTGATAAATATGTATAAATCGCCTCGTTCTTACCTACACGAACTCTTCTAATGTAGTAGTCATTATGCCAAGCGTGAATTCCTGATGATGTTCCAAGAGTCAACGATGTTGTACCAGCTGGTTTAACAGTTGTTGTTCTTGCTGATTTGTTAATCCCAATCATTTCAGCAACTCTTGCGTTTTCTTCTTTAACCATCTTAGCAGCTTGTTTCATGTCATAACCTAAAACTCTACCTGAACCAATACCTGTCATAGACACACCGATTAACGCATCTTTTTCAGTTGTACGTCTCCATACATCTCTCAAGTAATGGAAGTCAGTGTAACCCGCTTGTAAAGTTCCGATAAATGCCGCAGCTTTTACTCTTTCATTCAAATCTTCCTGTGATTTAATGTCTGATACGTTAACCTCACACAAATTACAGAATTGATTTGGTCTTAATGCGATTTCACAACATGGATTTGTTCCCCAATCTTTATCATTTGTGAAATAAATACCAGGTTCACCCGCACCTGACGCTTCAACACGTTTCCATAAATCTAAGAAGAAATCTTTTGTGATTTTATGACGAAGTAATGCCGCAGAATTGTTAGCCCTACCTCTTTGTGGATTCTGTTCCCACCATGAACCCGATTTACATGAAATCATTTCATTGTCATCAGCACTAAATAATGATATAAGTGCCGCTCTTCGTATTCCTCCGCTAAGAACTGCGTCCGCAATGTGACAAACCATATCATGTGCTTCAATCGGTGTTAATTTTTCACCATCTTCTTTAGTATCCAATATTTTTTTAAGTTGATGAATACAATCTTTTAATGGTTGTGGTCCAGGTGCTTTACCTCCTGATGTAATTAATCTCGCACCTTTTGGTCTAATGTCTGAGAAATCAAATTGTGGTGTTGATAAGTGTTCCCCAGTATAAGATTTCAACAATACCTTAATTGCATCCGCCCAACCTTCAATTGAATCTCCGATTAAGAATCTTCTGTTTCTGTTTGGATTAGGTTTTCTAATCTCAGGTAGACGTTCTACGTGATGTTTTTGAACTGAGTATCCAACACCTGTACCACCTAGTAATAAGAACATAGCTTCTGCAAATGCATCAATATGGTCAATAGGTAGATATGCACAGTTGTAGATTCTATTTGGAGAAATTTCAATTGGTTTTCCGCCAAATTGCATTGACCTCATTGAAGGTAATACCTTTTTATCATACACCTTTTGATATACTTCTCTAATCTCGTCTTCAAGTTTAGGGTATTTCTTAATGTGCATGTTCATGTTTCTTGTAACTAATTCTTCCCACGTTTCTCTTCTGTTTTCTTCGGGAAGAAACTTCGCGTACTTCATGTACACGGTAATGTCTGATAATATTTTTTGCGACTGGTCCATAATTTTTTTTTACAAATATATAATTATTTTTTTAATTTATAAGTCAACCGACTTATTCTGTTTACGTTTTTCAAACAACTCTTTAACACGTTGTCTATTTTTTTCTTCTTTTTGTTCTTCAAGTCCTAAGAACGTAACACTTTGTTCTGTATCTATTTCAAGTAGTTCGTTGTCAAACTTACAATTTTCAAATACAATACCATCTTTACCAATACGTGATTTAGTAATTGCAATTGTTGCCAGATTCATTTCTTTTTGTTGTAAAGATTTAGCAACTGATATGATTACGTGACCAACTTGTGCTTTCTTAATTGAACCACCCATTTGGTCTGTTGTAACAACATCTGAAGATATTGAGGAACGATTACCTTGTGTTGCGGTCCATCCTGCAATATCTAATTCATGACACATAGCTTCAAATCCTCTCATTACTGAACCTTCACTCTTCCATTCATCACCCAAGTTCTTATCAGGCATAATACAATCAATGTAATCCAACACAATCAAATCTATTTTATTACCTTCGGCAATCATTTTTCTTATTTGATTTTTTACCTGAGTCATTGATAAAGTATCTGAAGGTAATTTCTTTAGTGTTAACTTATTAGGTGTGTCATTTTGAATCTGTTTTACTCTCTGTAATACTTCGTCTTTATGCAATGACAAGTTGTCAGGTGCAATCCCTGTCCATAATGTGAAATGTTTTCTTTGAATAATTTTAGGATTATCCTCAAAGAATATTTGTAATACATTATATCCGAGGTTGAATGCGTGATTAGATATTTTTGTTAAAACTGTTGTTTTTCCTACACCTGTAGGTGCCAATATAACTCCAATCTCACCTTTAGCTAATCCACCTTTCATACAATTATCAATACCAGGTATTCCAATAGGAATTGGATGTCTAAAATCATCCTCTAATACTTGGTCTAAGTTAGAAAATACGTCGTTAGCTCCGTCGTTGTTTTCACCCACTTGTAAAGCTTCTCTTACCATCTCCTCAAGCTTGTCATAACTTTCAAAATCACCTTTATCAATGATTTTTTGAGCCTTACCCATCACCTTCTGTAGTTCCTGTTGTTTACAGAATTTCAAAGACTTTTCCTGAACAAATTGATGACCCTGAAATGGTGCTTCTTTTATTTGTTGCACCATATCCAGAACCATTTTTTGGGCCATAGGAGAACTTATTTCAGACTTAGTTAACTGTTCTAAAGTTTCATATGAAGGAGCATGTTCATAACTTTGATAATACTCCTTTATCATTTGCATTACCAAACGAAAGTATTGGTTGTCAAAGTACTTTGGGTCCAACACATCTACAATAGAATTCGCAAAGTCCTTATAAAGAACTATATTGTTTAGTAGTTGTATTTGAAATGTGTTCCCTAAGTAACCGAAATTTTTTTCTTCTGACATATATAACCTCTCGTTTCGTTTTTGTTTTAGTTTTAATAAATATGACTATACCAACGAATAGTCCATGTATTTTGTTGTAAAATTTTCTGATGAAAAAATGTCAGTCAATTCCCTAAGCATAGTTTTTATTTGCGGACGTATGTCTACGGTATATCTTATTTTAGGTGGATATACTTTTGCATCTAAACCAGACTGACAAATTGTCTCATCTCCAATCTTAACTGTCAGTATAAAATACTCAGGACCGTCTGTATTTGACGTGTTTAAAATGTTTTCGTCCACGATAATTTGATTGTAATTTTCCAAAAGGTAATCATTACTTTTTTCTTTCAAATCATTGTGAATGTCATAACAAATGTTAGACATAACATCTGTTAATTCTAAACTTTTTCTTGCTTCAGGATTGTAACCTCTGACATTAAAATATCTTTGGACTACAATGTTTTCATTCAACGTGAGTAAAAATTCTAATTTTACAACATCATTTTGTTCTTTCATATCTATTTCTATTAATAATTAAAGTTTTTTTCCTTGTATGTGTTAATTGTATGTAGGTTTTCCCAACCATCTAAACGAATATCATATAGATACTCATATAAACTTTGTTTTCTACCATTTGGGTTTTTTTGTATTTTAACCCAAAGGATTGCTCTTTTTAATCCTTTTGTTGTTGTTGTAAACCTGTTTTTTGGTCTATATAACCATCTTAATATTGTTTTCATTTTTTAAATCTTCTTTTTTCTTTTCTACTTAGTTTCATAAATGGTCTCATAAATTGAACCCATGCATCATCTGATTTAGGTAAATATTTAAACAATCCATCTTCCATCATTAATTTAACAAAGTTTTTATATCCCCTACCTTCAGGGTCTAAATCTTCTTTGTAGTAAAGTTCAATTTCTTCTTTTCCATCATCATTAATTAAAGGTTCTGACAAATCTACAATACGTTTATTAATATCAAAAATTTCGTCACCAAATTTACCATTTTTTGTTATACCCTCTATTAGATTTTCAATACCTTTTGTTTTGTTACCTTCTTCTTTCAGTTTTTTTGCTCGTATTAAAATATCATCAACAGACATCATATTATCAACAATCTCAGGAAAAAATTTAACCAATGATTTTTCACCAAATCTTAAAATTCCCTCAACATTGTCTGACTTATCACCAGTTATGGTTTTAATGGTCACCACATTCTCTGTAATGAACTTAACACCATTAAGTGACACCTTATCACCTTTTTTAATATATTCTTTATGTATGGGTGAATAAATGGTTACTTTATCAGAAATAAGTTGAGTTAAATCTTTGTCTGATGAAAAAATAGTTTTATTTTCATTTTCAGATATTTTACAATAATACGCAATACTATCATCAGACTCACAACCATCAAGACAAACTTGTCTCATAAATAATTCTTCTAAATAAAGTTTAACCCTATCTTTTTGATAATAAAAAGATTGTTTCTTTATTTCGTTCATTGTCTGTCTTCTATTCTCTTTATACTGAGGATAGATTTTTTTTCTTTGTTCCGCGTTATTGTTACCGTCCCAAAAGACAATTACTTTATCAAAGTTGTGTTCTTCTAAAAATTTTCTAAGAGAATTAACAAAGTGGTAAATTCCTCCAATGTGATTACCCTCATGATAGTAATCTCTTACACCGTGAAATCCAATCTTAAATAAATTATCTCCGTCAACTAATAAGGTTTTTACCACTTGTTTATTTTTTAACCTTCAAACATCTTTTCTTCTTCCAACTTGAACTCACCACCAGTACCGATGATTTCTTTCCAATATTCAGATTGCTCTGATTTGTATTCCTCAATAGATTTCTTTTCTTCCGCAGCTTCTTTACCAGCCAAGAAACCATGAGCAGTTACTAAAATTTTTCCATCTTCATATCCAAGACCATTAATATGATTTTTCAAAACCGATACTTTTGTTCTTGTAGCAAATTTAACCTTTCTTTTGTCTTTAACTGCAGATATTTTTGTGGTTCCTGCTCCTTTTTGATTTCCAAACAAAAACACTAAAGACGAATTTAACCAAATCGCTTCACCACCTTTTGC